GTTGCGCATGAGTCTGGGCCGCTGGACTGACATGGCCGAGTTGTCGATGGATGGCAGCACCAGCACCGGCCTGGCTATGAGTCTGAACGACGAGCGCGGCTGGAGCATCGAAGAGCAGCAATGGCGCGACTGCGAGACGGGCCGCGTGTGCCTGTTTGAAATGTGGTTCCGGCGCTGGGAGCAGGTCACTGTGCTCAAGTCGAACGACGGGCGGGTTGTTGAGTACGACCCGAAGAACCCCGCACATGATGAATTCCTGGCCGCCGGTGTCGTCAAGGCCGTGACGGCGACGATGCCGCGCATGTACGTGTCATTCTGGGCTGGCCCGCACAAGCTGCACGAAGGCCCGACACCGTACAAGCACCACGATTTTCCCTATGTCCCATTCTGGGGGCACCGCGAAGACCGCACCGGCATCCCATTCGGCAGGGTGCGCGGCATGGTTTATCTGCAGGACAACGTAAACAGCGCCACCAGCAAAATCCGCTGGGGGCTGTCTGCCGTTCGCACTGAGCGCACAAAGGGCGCGGTGGCAATGACGGATTCCCAGTTCCGGCAAATGGTGGGCCGGGTCGATGCTGACATCATCCTGGACGCTGACCACTTCCGCAGCAACCCCGGTGCCCGGTTCCAGGTGCATCGAGACTTCCAGTTGAACGAGCAGCAGTACAAGATGCTGCAAGATTCCCGCATGGGCATTGAGCGCGCAAGCGGCATTAGCTCTGGATTCATGGGCCAGCAGGGAACGGCCACATCCGGCCTGCAAGAGCAGACCCAGATCGAGCAGTCCACCCAGACCCTGGCCGCCCTGATGGACAACTTCAAGATGGCGCGCACCAAGGTGGGTGAACTGCTTATGTCGCTAATCATCGAGGACATGCAGGAGGAAGAATCCGTCCTGATCCCGGGCAACGCCATCCGGGAAGACCGCACGGTGGTGCTGAATTCACCAGCCCGGGACGACTTCACCGGCATGGAGTACCGGACCAACGACGTGCAGCGCACCCGACTGAAGGTGGCGCTGGACGATGTGCCAAGCTCGGGCAGCTTCCGCGTGCAACAACTTGCCGCCCTGAGCGAGGCTTTCAAGGTCATGCCACAGAACATGCAGATCGTGGCCCTGCCCCACATGCTGAGTCTGATGGACTTGCCCGACAAAGAGGAAATCATCAAGGCTGTGCGCGAGGCATCGCAGCAGCAAACCCCCGAACAGATCCAGAAGCAGACCGACGAAGCGGTGCAGGCTGCGCTGGTCAAGGCCGGGGCCGAAGTGAAGATGCGCGAGGTGGCTATGAAAGAGCGCAAGACGGATGCGGAGATTGAGAAACTAGCAAAGGAAGCGGTGAATGTTGGAATCACAAGCACTTTCGCCGCTATGCAGGCCGCAGAAAAGATTGCAATGAACCCAGCCATTGCGCCTGTTGGGGATGTTGTTATGCAGCAGGCTGGATGGCGACAGCCGTCGCCTGGCGGGCAGGACCCAGACATACCAGCCCCAACTCAGGCAATGCAAGTAGAAGATGCTGGAGGACTGCAAGGCGACACATCGCCCACGACGCCAGATCTACCGCCAAGCGCAAATATCGGAGTAAATGAGGGTATCGAAACTCTACGCGCCGATTAAAATAGGCGAGCCCACAAAGGACGGCAATCCGATGTGGGCTCTAACCAATCAGACTGTTAAGGAGTCATCATGGCTGACCAGATTTTACGCGTATGCCACAACTGCGGTGGCACAGATCGATACAAAGACGGCAAATGCAAGGCTTGCGTGCGTCATCGGGTGAAAGCTTATAGCGCAAAAAACCGTGACGCCAAACTGGAATACGGCCGTCAGTGGCGTCAGGAGAATATCGAAAAAGTTCGTGAGACGGATAGGAAACGGTCCGTAGAATACCGACTCGCTAATCCAGAAAAGCGCAACGCGATCTGTGCCAAATATGTCCGCAGTAACCCAGAGAAGGTTGCGGAAAGCAAGCGTTCTTGGAAGCAAAAGAATCCGGATGCTTTACGAGATGCAAAGGCTACTCGTCGCGCCAGGATGATGGGAGCTGAAAGCAGCAAGATTCCCCGGGGAACCATTGCAAGATTGCAGATGCTGCAAAAAGGTAGATGCGCTTGCTGTCGTAAGCCATTGAATGGCGTCTTTCATGTTGACCACATACATGCGTTGGCAAATAAAGGGCGACACGAGGCAGACAATCTCCAGCTACTTTGCCCGCCTTGCAACCTTGCCAAGAGCTCAAAAGATCCCATTGCCTTCATGCAGTCTCGCGGATTCCTGTTGTAGTCATCAATAGCCACCCACTGAGGTGGCTTTTTTCATGGTGCCGAATAGCGGACCCCCCACTAGGGATTCATTTCCAAGCGCATCACGCGCACAGTCATGCACAAGCCCCACGCTGTGAAGCGACAGGCGATACCGCAACCCCGTGAGGGGTGGCTTTCCCGAATGGGCTGCTGCTGAAAGGTGGCGGCCCGATGCTGGAGATTGACCGGCGCTGGCCTTCGGGCTGGTGCGGGCCAGTCGAATGCAGACCTTTGGCGCCACTCCGACAAGTGGCAGGGATGCAATGACGACTCAAGCAGAGTTTTTCCAAGAGCACGCCGTGAATGGCGAACTGACCGATGCACAGATGCTGCAGATGATGAATCTGCCCGAGGGCGATACCAGCGCACTGCTGGAACGTGGCCTGCCCGATGCCACAGCAAAAGCCGCCGAGCCAGTTGAACAAGTCGAGAAACAAGAAGAGCAGAAGCCAGCCAACGAACCCGCAGCCGATCCTGAAAAGACCGTGCTGATGGCAAAGGACGGTGTTCACACCATCCCCTACGAAAAGCTGGAGCAGGCACGACAAGGTGAGCAGCACTGGAAAGCCCAGGCATCCGCCGCCCTGGAAAAGCTGGCCGCACTGGAAACAGTCGCTCAGCAGCGCGCAGAAGAAGGCAAGGACCCGACCAAGCAAGACGAGGCCACGGCAACCGCCGCAGCTGCAATCGAGCAAGGCGTTGACCCGGCCATCTTTGGCGACTTTTCCGAGAAGGCGATTGCCGACGGCATCCAAAAGCTGCACACCCAGAGCGCCAGCACGCTACGCCAGCAGTTGAAGGACGAGTTGATGAAGGAAGTCCGCGACGAGTTGAAAGCCAACCTCGCCCCCTTCCAGCAGCAGCAAGCCCTGACCGCTACCGAAGCGCACTACAACGCGATTCTGCAAAAGCACCCGGATGCCAATTCCATTGCCGAGAGCAAGGAGCTGGCCGACTGGATCGCATCGCAACCGAGCTTTGCCCGCGCTGGCTACCAAGCCGTCCTGGAAAAAGGCTCAACCGCTGATGTGGTGGAGTTTTTCGACACGTTCAAGGCCGCTACTGGAAAGACGACCCAGCAAACCACGACTGTCCCGGCAGACGTGGCAGCCGCAGCGAAAGCTGCACTTGCCAAAGCCAAGGCGGTTGTGCCCACCAGCTTGTCGGAGATCCCGGCTGGCTCGAAGGCGCACCACGACGAGGCCCAAGCATTGATGGAAATGAGTGACACCAATGTGATGGGGAGTTTCATGGGCAAGTCCCCTGAACAAATCCGCGCATTGCTTGACAGGGCTCTTTGAGCTTGTTGTTTTGAACCGGCACCGCTGTGAAGCGGCGCCCCATCCCACACGAAGGAGTTAGCTATGGCTACGAATATCCCCTACGGTTCTCCGCTTGCCAACAGGCTGCAGAGCGCCGGCCTTTTCGCTGCGAACACGCAACGCAACACCACGATCAACCGTCTGGCTGGCAAGTTCCCCCAGCAGCCGGAAACCGAAGAGACCATCCGCAAGCAGACCAGCACCAGCATGCCCATCGTGCGCTGCATGGACCTGCAGAAGATGGCCGGCGACGAAGTGACCTTCGACCTGGTGAACCACATGGGCGGAAAGCCGATCATGGGTTCGCGCAACGCGGAAGGCTACGGCAAGGCTATGTCGTTCTCGCAAGACCGGCTGCGCATCAACCAGGCGCGCTATCCGATCAGCGCCGGCGACACGATGACCCAACAGCGCAATCCGAATGAGCTGCGCAAGCTGGCCCGCACGTTGGGTGAGGCCTACATGAACCGCCTGCAGGATCAGCTCGCGCTGGTGCACATGGCCGGTGCACGTGGCACGCACAACAACATCGAGTGGGCTGTGCCACTGGCGTCCGACCCTGACTTCGCCGACATCCTGGTGAACCCGGTGCGCGCACCCTCCAAGAACCGCCACTTCCTGAGCACTGGCACTGGCCTGGAGCGCGTGGTGGCTGGCGGCAACGAAATCAGCATCGCAACGACCGACCTGTTCACCGCTGACGTGGTGGATGCCCTGCGTTCGCAGCTGGATTCCATGCCTCTGCCACCTCCCGCCGTGGAGTTCGATGGCGACAAGCTGGCTGCTGACGCTCCCCTGCGTGTGCTGCTGTGCTCTGCCGAGCAGTTCTCTGCCTTCACGCAGACGCCCGGCTACCGCACCTACCTGTCCAACGCCATCGCGCGCGGCCAGCAAGCAGGTAATCACCCCCTGTTCATGGGCGGTGAAACGGCGCTGTGGAACGGCATCCTGATGGTGAAGATGCCAAAGCCCATCCGCTTCTACGCGGGCGACGCCATCAACTGGTGCGGCTCCTACACCAGCGAAACGGAAACCACGACCGACCTGGTGCCTGCCGCATTTGGCACGACCCACGCTGTTGACCGTGCGATTTTGCTGGGTGGACAAGCGCTGGCCGAAGCCTGGGGCAAGCACCGCAAGACGGGGAACCCGTTCTTCTGGAGCGAGAAAGAGCTGGACCACGACGACAAGCTGGAACTGCTGGTGGGCGCGATCAATGGCCGCTCGAAGATCCGCTTCGAGGTTGACCACGGCGACACCAAGCAGATCACCGACCACGGCATCATGGTCATCGACACTGCT